GCGAGGCCGTGGAGGCCGTCGATCCGGAGCCGGAGGTTCAGCCCCTCGGTGCCGATGTCGACGCGCTCGACCAGCAGCGCCACGATGCGGGCCTGTTCGGCGGGGAAGAGTTCGTCCCACAGCGGGTCGAGTTGCTGCAGGGCGGCGCGGGCGTCGGCTTCGCTGATGTCGGCGGCGTGGGCGCGCGCCGCCTTCCATGTGCCGGCGACGATCTCGGGCTGGCGGAACACGGCGCGGAGCTGGTCGATGACGGCGGCTTCGATTTCGCCCGCGGGCACGCGGCCCACCGGGCAGGGCGCGAAGCGCGCGCCGTGCCTCAGCACCGTCTGGCTGACGTAGTAGCGGTAGAGCCGCCCGCCCTTGCGGGTGTGGGTCGGCGAGAAGGCGGAGCCATCAGGACCGAACAGCAGGCCCTTCAGCAGCGCGGGCGTGTCGGCGCGCGTGCGGGCGGCGCGCTTCCGGGGGCTCTCTTGCAGGATGGCGTGAACGCGATCCCACGTCTCGCGGTCAATGACCGCCTCGTGCTCGCCCGGATAGCTGTCGCCCTTGTGCACCGCCTCGCCGATGTAGGCGCGGTTGCTCAGCAGCCGGTAAAGGTACTTCTTGTCGATCCGATTGCCGCGCGGCGTGCGGATGCCGCGTGCGCCAACCTCTCGCGCCAGTTCCGTGCAGGAGCCGATCTCGAGGAAGCGGTCGAATATGCAGCGCACATGCGCAGCGGTGTCTTCGTCGACCACCAGCTTGCGGTTTTCCACCCGGTAGCCGTAGGGCGGCACCCCGCCCATCCACATCCCCTTCTTCCGGCTCGCAGCGACCTTGTCGCGGATGCGCTCGGCGGTGACCTCGCGCTCGAACTGGGCGAAGGACAGAAGGATGTTCAGCGTCAGCCGCCCCATCGAAGTGGTGGTGTTGAACGACTGCGTGACGGAGACGAACGTGACGCCGTTCCGATCGAACACCTCGACCAGCCTGGCGAAATCCGCCAGCGACCGCGACAGCCGGTCGATCTTGTAGACCACCACCACATCGACCAGCCCGTCCTCGATGTCGGCCAGCAGCCGCTTCAGGCCGGGCCTTTCCAGCGTGCCGCCCGAGATGCCGCCATCGTCATACTGATCGCGAACCAGCACCCAGCCCTCGGAGCGCTGGCTGGCGATGTAGGCTTCGCAGGCCTCGCGTTGGGCATGCAGGCTGTTGAACTCCTGCTCCAGCCCTTCCTCGGAGGATTTCCGGGTGTAGACTGCGCAGCGGAGTTTTCGGGTGATCTGCTTGGTCATCACCGGCCTCTCTGTCGCTTGAGCCCGAAGAACACCCACCCGTTCCAGCGGGTGCCGGTGATGGCGCGGGCGATGGCCGACAGCGACTTGTACGGCCGACCTTGCCACTCGAAGCCGTCGGTGGTGACGGTGACGACCTGCTCGACACCCTGCCATTCGCGCAGCAGCCGCGTGCCAGTGATGGGACGGTCGCGATCGGCGCGGATGCCGCGCTTCGACCGATCGCCGCCGTCCAGTTCCTCGCCCAGCCGTTCGAGCCGCCGGATCGTCTCCGGCTTCAGCCCGCCATAGGCCAGTTCCTGGATGCGATAGGCCAGTCTGCTCTCCAGATAGCGCCGGTTGAACGGCGGCGGCTCGCTGTCGAACAGCTCGCGCCATTGCGCCTTCAGCTCCGGCGTCGGCGTGGTCTTCAGCGCGGCGAGGCGCGCGGGGATCGGGTCGGTCATTCAGTTCTCCCTGTCGGTCGGGTTGCATGACCGCTCCGCCCGGGCGGACAGCCAAGCGGACTTTCTCCATGCGCGACAGGTACTTCGCTTGACTGCCGGAGCCGAAGCCGAACCAGCCCGAGGGCAAGGATCGCACAGAGCGCCGCCCGGCGTTCGGCGGGGGACAGGAGGTGCGGCGGGAGCGGGTTCGGGCAGCGCATCATCGGAGACCGGAATTGGGGCTTCTCATCTCCTCTACTCAGGGCGCGATGAAATCGTCCCACCGGTACGGAATCTCCGACTTGATCAAGATGATCTTCTGATCCGAAATCAGGGAGATTTCTGCCTGCCGATCTTTGCAATTGGCCCTTCGCGAGATAGCCTCGGAGGGCCGCATCCACAGAAAGACATTAATGAGCGCCAACCTCCGGAAATTCGTCAATCCGAAGTTCATCAAGACGATCGACCTGGCGCTGATGTGCCGCCTGCTCGAACGCTACGAGGATGATGGGACAGAGGCGTTGGTTGCCTTGCTGCGGCGAAACGAGCCGGAAGCGCGCGAAGCGCTGGGGGAGCTCCTGAAGGGAGCCGAGGATCAATACCCCGAAGGGCTTCGCGCCGACCTGCACCGCATTGCCGAACTCGGCGACGCCCGCGGACTCGAAATCATCGAGACGCAAGCGGACCGCCAGGGAATCGACCTGTTTCCGGAAATCAAGACCGCCGATCAGGATGTACCGAACAAGGCGCACGACCCCAAGCACTTCGCCGTCCGGGTGTTTCTGGAACATCCCGACCTGTTCGACGCGGCCGCGGATCACGTGGCGATGCTAACCGCCGATCGTCTGCATGAATATGCCGGCCGGGAACGGGGCGTCACGATCGACCTGACGGAGGAGAAGGTCGAGGCATTCCGGACCGCTGTCGCCGACCTGTTCCGCAAGGCCTTCCTCGGGGATTACTGCCGTGTCGGCGATTACGCCGATGCGGACGAGATCAACCTCGTCGTCAGCCATGGCTCCACGGTGTCGACCATGCCGGTCGTCGAGGGCCAACAGGAACGGGTTATCAGCGTGCGGCAGATTTCCCATGCCGTGCTGCGCTATTCTGAGAACACCGGCGTGCTGCGGCTCGCCCGGATCAGAAGGGCGCACCAGCCCGAGATGGCGGAACTCTTCGCCTCGATCATCCTTGAGAAGCCGGGCTTTTTCGACGGCGACGATGCGCAGGATCTCTACACGCTGCGTCGGGTCGAACTGGCTGGAACCGGCTTCGCCTTCGATGCTGACTATGATCCACAGATCGACCGCGTCCAGATCATCGAAGCGGCGGCCGACCTGACGGTGCCGGGCAAGAATAGCTATCTGCGCGTGGCCCGCACGCTCAGATCGCGGGATCTCGGTGGGCATGCGCTCCGGCATTTCGGTAGCACGCCGGTGTCGTTCAGCGGCTCCTGGCGGCTTGGCGAGCTGGTCTTTCGCATCCTGTTCAAGGGCGACGGCAAGCGCCAGCCGCAGGTGACGGTCAAACTGCGGCCCCCGGGCGTCCTGCAATTCCGGCGCACCCAGCACGAGGCGCGGGTGATGACGCTGATCGAACGGAACGGGCTGATGAATGACCGAGACGATTTTGCGGTTGTTGACGCGGCTGAGTGAGGCCGGAGGCGACGCGATCCTGCCCGGTGAACTCGCCAAGCCCTTCCATGGTCCGTTCTTTGAGTGGCTGCTGGCCAGGCGCGTCATCATCGAGCAGGCGCCGCTCCGGGATTGCGAGGTCTGCAATGCCTGCGAGTGCGGGCTGCTGACGCGTCCGATCCGCCCGGTAGGCGCTGGATTTCGGGCGGAATGCCCGCTCGACCACCGTCAGGATGTCGTTCTGACCGATGACGATCTGCGCGTGTTTCGCATCGGCGCTGACGCTCTGGCATCCGTGGTCAGCGCGGCGGCAGGGTTGGACGCGATCCCAACTCTCGTGGCGGGAAAGGTCTGGCAACTTGGCGTCACGCCATCGGGTCGGGTGGTGTTTCTTGCGCTCGAGCCTGCTGCCCTCACTGGAGAGGCCATCGTCGCGACGCTCCACCAGGCCGCCCGGTCCCGCGAGATCACGATCCTCGCCCCAAGGCTGCCTGCGGATGCAGCGCGGCGGGTCCACGATGCCGGGTTCCACCTGATCGAAACTCTTGCGGTGCTGACGCCTGCCTCCACTGGCCATGGCGTTGCCGTCGATGTTGCTGCACTCGATCCCATACCTCTGGCGGCTTCGCTTCGCGTGCGGAAGGCGGCGGCCGAAGTGCACTGGTCGAACCGGTCGGTGGTCCTGTCGCACCAGATGTTTCCGGTTTTCCAGCGCCTGCTCGAAAAGGCGCTGTCGCGCGATCAGGTCGCCTCCGGCTCCCATGTCGAAGGCACGAGCGGACGCGAGGCCAAGGATCTGATCCGCGACCTGCGCGAGGCGTTCAGGGCTGCGGGCTACTCGGCCGCGGAGACCAAGACCCTGATCGCTAACGTGCGCGGCCGGGGCTACCGCCTCGGCGTTCCGGCATGCGGGATCGTGGTCGAAGGCTGACCGCCGCCCACCAAACCCCCACCTTATTCCCACCCCGTTCCCACCTGCGCGCCGACCGCATCCGCCACCCTGGGCTCATCAGAAACGGTGACCGAGGCGCACGGCGATGCACATCGAACTCTCCCCCGACAACATTGAAACCATCATCCGCGAGGCCGATGCGGCAGCGCGGCGACTGCGGCGGCGGCTGTGTCTGCCGATCTGCGAGCGCGAGGATCTGGGTCAGGATCTCCTGATCGATCTCCTGCGCCGCTTGCCCGCCTACGACCCCTCGCGCGGCAGCATCGGCGCCTTCGCCAGCATCGTCCTGCGCAACCAGTCCTCGCGGATCGCGATGCGCCACCACCGCCAGCGCCGCGCGCAGGGTGGCTCGATGCTCTCGCTCGAGGTTCCCTTGTCCGGCAGCCACGAACCAGTTGGCGAAACCCTGACCGAGGCCGACGGGCTCGCCGCCTGGCACGGTCAGAATTGCTGCGCCGTGGCCGTCACCGAACTCCACCACGCCCTGCTGGCCGCCCTCGCGCGCCTCCCGGCCGAGGACCGCCGCTTCTGCGCGGCGCTGTTGCAGCGCCCTGTCTCCGCGCTGGTGGCGGAAGGCTTCGGCAGCCGGTCCGCGCTCTACCGCCGCCTCGCCGAGCTCCGTTTCGTACTCGCGGCCCACGGACTCGGGCCGGCCTGGGACGATCTCGCGGCGGCCTGAGTAGAGGCTGAGGAAGGAGACCATCCCGATGACCCTCACCCTTGTTGCGCCGCACCCCGTGCCGCGGCCGATCACCGAGATCGAGTTCTGTGTCTGGGTCGGACAGGCGCTGCCGGGCGACAGGATCGAATACCATCGCGGCTTTCTCGCCCTCGACCGGGAGGACAGTCGCTCCGGCCACCCGGACGCCGCGCAGCTGCGTCGGCTGGCCGACCGCGCCAGATGGGCGGCCGAGGCCGGGCTGGTCCATCTCGTCCAGCGCCGGTTGGGTCCGGATCGGTTCGCCTATCTCGCCATCTCGCGCCGGAAGAAGGTGGGGGACGGCTGCAGTCTTGAGCTGGACCCGTGCAATGCCGCGTAGCACTGTCCCAGAGCCGAGCCCGGCCTTCCTGACCCAGCGCGAGCTCTCCGAGCGCTGGCGGGTGAGCGTGCGGACGCTGGAACGCTGGCGGGGCGAGCGTTACGGACCGCGCTGGCACGTGATCGGCGGCAATATCCGCTACCGCTTCGAGGATGTGCTTGCCTGGGAGCAGGCACATCGCCGCGGCGGCTGACGCGGGCCCCCGGTGGCGCCGAGCGATCAGGCCCCGCCGGACAATCGAGAAGACCAGAGGGTGGCCGTTGGCCGCCCCGCTGGTGCTGGACATCCGACCTTCGCCGGGATCGCGCAGAAACTCCTCGACATGGGCTATGCGCCGATCCCGATCCGGCCGCAGTCCAAGGTGCCGGCACCAGGCCGATGGACGTCGGTCCCGATCGATGAGCGGCAGGTCGCCACCTGGGCGGTGCAGTATCCCGGTCACGGCATCGGTCTGCGGACCGGGGACCTGGTCGGCCTGGACATCGATATCCTCGACCCCGATCTCGCCCATGCCCTTCATCGCCAGGCCGAGGCGCGGTTTGGCGCGACCCTGATGCGCGTCGGGCAATGGCCGAAGCGGCTGCTCGTCTACCGCAGCGAGGCACCGTTCCGGAAGATCGCCCTGCCGGGCATCGAGGTCCTGGGGTTCGGGCAGCAGTTCGTCGCCTTCGGCATCCATCCCGGCACCGGGGAGCCCTATTCCTGGCCCTTGGGCGAGACGCCGCTGGACGTGGCGCTGGCCGACATGCCGCCCGTCGGGGAAGACGCCATCGCGCGGTTCCTCGGCGAGACCGGCGCTGCTCTGCCGCCGCGATCGGGCGCCCGGTCCCAGCCTTCGGGGACGCCGCAGGGGGGCGGTCCGGTGCGCGACGGCTCGGGCCGGGTCGTCGACGGACGGGACGCCTGGCTCTCTACGATCGCCTTCCATGCGGTCCATGATGCGGCGGATCGGGGCGCAGAACCTGATGCCGAGCGGATCACCGGCTTGGTCTGGCAGAGGTTCGCCGCCACCGCCGATCTCGATCGGCCGAGGAAGGACGGCAGCGCCGCTTACGGGCCGGCCGATGCCCGCTCCAAGGTCGGCGACAAGCTCAGGCTGCTGCGGGAAGGGCGCCTGCCGGGGCGAACGGAGGCGATCCCGGAGCCGGTTTGCGCCGCGCCCGCAAACCCGGTCGAGGAGGCCCGCACGAAGCTCAATCAAGCCCTTCAGGAGGCCTGCGATCGCATCCTTGCCTGGCACGGGGTCGAGGAGCCCGGCGACCCCCCGCGGATCGGCCTCCGCGCCACGGTCGGTCTCGGCAAGAGCGCGCTGGCGCGCCGGCAGGTGTTGTCGCTGCGCCAGAGACTGACGGCTCAACGCCAGCCCGGCCGCGTCCTCGTCTTCGTGCCGTCCCATGCGCTGGCCGAGGAGGCGGCCGAGGCCTGGCGGGAGGGTGGCGTCAGCGTCGCGGTGCTGCGCGGCTACGAGCGCACACACCCGGTGCTGAACGCGCCGATGTGCGGCGATCTGGACGCCGTACGCGCCGCCCTCGAGGCCGGGGCAGACGTGACCGAGGCTGCCTGCAGCGGCAAGGACGGCCGGTGCTGCCGGTTCTTCGGGACCTGCCTGAAGCAGGCGAACCGCAGGGAAGTGGCCGAGGCGGGTGTGATCATCGCGCCCTACGACGCGCTCTATTCCGGCTTCGGCGTCGAGCCCGAGAGCATCGCGCTCCTCCTGATCGACGAGGGGTGCTGGCCGCGGGCGGTCCGGTCGCGCACGACGCTCCGTCTCCAACAGCTGCCGATGATGCCGCTGGCCAACCTCGGCCCCGACCGATGCGGCGCTCAGGCGGCGACGACCGCGGACCTGCAGGCCCTGCGCATGTGCGCGGCCCGGGCCCTGCAGGCCTGTGCGCCGGGGGCCGCCGACCGCACGGCGCTGCGGGCGGAGGGGCTGAGCGCGCAGGACTGCCGCCGCGCGGCGCGTCTGGAGGGCATGCGTCGGCAGGATCCCGATCTCTGGCCGGGCATGTCGAAGGCGGAACGGGCCCGGGCGCTGGCGGCGGCGGCCGGCAATCGCGCCATCGATGACATGGTGGCGCTGTGGACGGCACTCGCCGATCTGCTGGACGGTCCGGTCGACAGGACCGGACGAGTGCGCATCGCGCCGCCGGATCGCCGCACCGGACTCTCGGCCGTGGTGGTGAGCGACCTGGCGCGGCTCCACCCGACCTTCCGCGGCACGCCGGTCCTCCATCTCGACGCCACACTGCGCCCGGAGATCGCCAGCGCGATCCTGCCCGCGCTGGAGGTCTGCGAGATCCCGGCGGACGCGCCGCACATGAGGCTCACCCTGGTCGCCGGCGGCTTCGGCAAGACCGCGCTCTGCGACGAGCCCAGGGCTGCGCCGGAGGAGCGGGCCAGGCGCGCGGCGAACCTCCGTGCCTGTGTCGAGCATGTGCGCTGGCAGGCCAGGCGGGTGGCGCCCGGGCGAACCCTGGTCGTCACCTACAAGGATTGCGAGGCGGCGTTCACGGGCATCCCCGGTGTGGAGGTCGCCCATTTCAACGCCATCGCCGGGCTCGACGCCTGGCGCGACGTGGCGCTGCTCATGGTGATCGGCCGGCCGCTGCCGCGCGACAGCGACCTCCTGATCCCGGCCGCGGCCCTGTTCGGCAAGGATGTCGAGGGCAGCTATCGCTCAGAATCGGCCAGCGTGCGGATGCGGGATGGCACCGCCCGCGCCGTGCGGGTCCTCCGCCACGAAGACCGGCACGCCGAGATCCTGCGCGCCGCGATCTGCGACGACGAGCTGATCCAGGCGATCGGCCGCGGCCGTGGGGTGAACCGCACCGCCGCCGATCCGCTGGAGGTCCAGGTCCTGGCCGACGTCGCGCTGCCGCTGATCCACGAACAGGTCACCAGCTGGGAGCTGGAGGCCCCGGACCTGATCCAGCAGATGCTGCTCGCCGGCATCGCCGTTGACAGCCCGGCCGACGCCGCGGCGCTGCATGCTGAAATGCTTGGCAACGCCGAGCAGGCCAAGAAGGCATTCGACCGCGCGGGATTTAAGGGACATTTCCCTATAAGAAATACTCATAGGGGTTTGTCCCTTAAATCGGCCCGCTACCGCCGCCCTGGCCGGGGCCGAGGCTGGCAGAATGCCTGGTGGCTCGACGGCGATCCCGACGCCGCGCGTGCCGGACTGGAACGGGTGCTCGGCCGGCTGGCGGGGTGGGAACCGGACCGGAGTGCGTCCTGAGGCGGCCGTCCCAGGGCCTGCCGATCTTCCGGCGGCGCAGTCGCGCGACAGCGGGCGGTCTGCCTGCGCCGAACCGTGCGGCCGGTCTCAGCGCCGGCATCCCCGTGCTGTCGGTTATTGGCGTCTCGTGACGGATAATGTCAGAATTACAATGTCTTGAACTGTCGGCTAGACTGGGCGCAGAGGCGGTGCGCAAATTCCGGGCGGGGCGGTCATGGCGGGAAGCGAGGGCAGATCGGAGGTTCCGGGGGCGCGGGCGGTGGAGCAGCGTCCGGTTGCCAAGCTGATCCCGTATGCCCGGAACGCGCGGACCCATTCCGAGGCGCAGGTGGCGCTGATCGCCGGGTCGATCCGGGAGTTCGGCTTCAACAACCCGGTGCTGGTCGATGGCGCGAACGGGATCATCGCCGGTCACGGCCGGGTGCTGGCGGCGCGGAAGCTCGGGCTGGACAGCGTGCCGGTGATCGAGCTCGGGCACCTCTCGGACGCCCAGAAGCGCGCCTACATCCTCGCCGACAACCGGCTGGCCGAGCAGGCCGGCTGGGACCGCGAGCTGCTGACGCTGGAGGTGGGCGAACTGGGCGATCTCGGCATCGACCTCGCCGGGCTCGGCTTCGACAGCGGCGAGATCGACGCGCTGCTCGGGCATGGCCTCGCCGATCCGCGCGAGGAGGCGACGCCGGAGGTCCCCGCCGATCCGGTCTCGCGGCCGGGCGATCTCTGGGTGCTCGGGAGCCACCGGCTGATCTGCGGCGATGCCACCGATGCCGCGACGGTGGCCCGCCTGCTGGACGGGATCACGCCGCATCTGATGATCACCGACCCGCCCTACGGCGTCGCCTACGACCCGGCCTGGCGCAACGCCGCTGGGGCGGCGCAGACGAAGCGGACGGGCAGGGTGCTGAACGACGACCGCGCCGACTGGCGGGATGCCTGGGCGCTCTTTCCCGGAGACGTGGCCTATGTCTGGCACGGCGCGCTCCATGCCGGGACGGTCGCGGAGAGCCTGACCGCCACCGGCTTCGGGATCCGGGCGCAGATCGTCTGGGCCAAGGAGCGGCTGGTGCTGAGCCGCGGGCATTATCACTGGCAGCACGAGCCGTGCTGGTACGCCGTCCGCGGAAAGGGCCACTGGTCCGGCGACCGCAAGCAGTCGACGCTCTGGCAGATCCCGAACCGCGACCAGGACGCCGCCACCATCCACGGCACCCAGAAGCCGGTCGAGGTGATGCGCCGGCCGATGCTGAACAACTCGAGCCCCGGCCAGGCGGTCTACGAGCCGTTCTCGGGCTCGGGCACGACGCTGATCGCGGCGGAGACCACGGGGCGGGTCTGTCTCGGCCTGGAACTGGATCCGGCCTATGTCGACGTCGCGGTGCAGCGCTGGCAGGCCTTCACCGGGAAGGCTGCCGTCCTGGAGGGGGATGGCCGCAGCTTCGCCGACCTGGCCGCGGCGCGGCTGCCGGCGGAGGTCGCATGATGCCCCGGCCCTTCACCACGCTCACCGAGGCGCAGGCGGCGGAGGTTGAGACGCTCGCCGCGGTGCTGACCACGGCGCAGATCGCGGACTACTTCGGCATCGGCCGGACCACCTTCTTCGCGATCATGGATCGCGATCCGGACGTCGCGGCACGGTATAAAAGGGGCAAGGCGAAGGCGATCGGCGCGATCGCCCAGAGCCTGATCGCCAAGGCGCGTGGCGGCGACACCACCTCGATGATCTTCTTCCTGAAGACGCAGGGCGGCTGGCGCGAGACCGCGAGGGTCGAACACAGCGGCCCAGACGGCGGTCCGGTCGAGGTCGGCGATGGACCTGCCCGGCTGCGCGCCTATCTCGACGCGGTCGCCCTGCGCCAGGCCGAGGCCGCCGGACTGATCGAGGGCGAGGCGACGTGATCCTGCGCCGCCTCCTTGCCCAGTTCCGTCCGCCGATGCCGACCCCGGACGCCCTGGCAGCGCTCGCGCATCTGATCGTTCTCGGCCTCGCGCTGGCCGTGCTCGCCCGGGGAGAGTCCGCGCTCACCGCCCTGCCGGCCCTCCCCGTCGCGGGGCCCGTCGCGGGGCCTGTCGCTGGGCCTGTCGCGGGGCCGGTCGCATGAGGGGCCGCAAGCCGAGCCCCCGGCGCGGCACGATGCTTGCGAAGGACGCCCTGCCACGCTGCCCGCCGCACCTGTCGCCGGTCGCGCGGCGGGAATGGCGCCGGCTGGCGACACCGCTGTTCGCGGCAGGGATCCTGACGCTGGCCGACCGCGCCGCGCTGGCCGCCTATTGCCAGTGCTACGGTCGCTGGGTCGAGGCCGAGGAGAAGCTCGCTGAAACGCCGACGCTGCTGAAGACGCCGTCGGGCTACGTGCAGCAATCGCCCTGGCTCGGCATCGCCAACCGGCAGCTGGAGCTGATGGGCCGATACATGGCCGAACTCGGCCTGACCCCGGCCGCGCGTGCCCGGGTCGCGGTGCCGGAGCGGCCGGGCGACACGCCCGTCATCGACCGCATCGAGCTGGTCAGCGTCATCGTCGACAAGGACGGCAACCGGGTCGAGAGCCCGATGGGGTCTTGGGACGACGCGACCGCGGCCACCGCCCGCTCGAGACGGATCGGCTGTCCCGCCGGGGACCGGACCGAGGCGCCGTCGCGGACCGGCAAGGTCACCCGCATCGAGCTCGACGAGCGGCTCTGAGTCGGCAATTCCCCACGCCGATCCTGAAAGTCCCATTCCAGATCAGGCGCTTACACGGTACACATCTGCGCAACGAAGGTCAGGCAGGTCTGCACGGGAGGGCACCATGGCGACAGGATCCCAGGAAACGGCACCGCGATCCGCATCGGCGCCAGCTCCCTCTGCCGTGCCGCCAGATGCCGCCTGCAAACCCGCATTGACCCAGGGTCCGGGCGCTGTCGGTCCGGTTCCGGCCGGCCGACGGCATCTCGTCGATACCGACACCGCCCCGCGCCATGCGGGCGGCAAGCGGACCGCGGCGGACAGACAGGGCGCTGCCGGCCCCGACCGCGAGGGCCGGCGACCCGCCCCCGAAGCCCCGCGCTACGTCGCCTACGAACGCGTCTCCACCGCCCGCTAAGGCGCCTCCGGTCTCGGCCTCGAAGCGCAGCGCGCCGCCATCGACATCTTCTCCGCCGCCCGCGGCGCCACGGTCCTCGCCCGCTTCACCGAGGTCGAAAGCGGCAAGACCGCGGACCGCCCCGAACTCGCGAAGGCCCTGCAGCTCGCCCGCCTGACCGGCGCCACCCTGGTGATCGCGCGCCTCGACCGGCTGTCCCGCAACGCCGCCTAACTGCTGACGCTGCGCGACAGCGGCGTCGCCTTCCTCGCCGTCGACATGCCCGAGGCCAACGATCTCACCGTCGGCATCATGGCGCTAGTCGCCCAACAGGAGCGTGAAGCCATCTCCCGCCGCACCCGGGAAGCCCTCGCCGCCGAGCTGAACGCCCGCGGCATGCAGACCCGAAGGAGCGGAGGCTGGCACGTCTCATCTGTCAGGAACCTTCTGGCGCGGCTGGAACAGCCGGAAGGGTGATCCGTCGTCGGGGAGCTGCGGCGGCGGCTCGGGGCCGGCCCGAGCTTGGGCTGCCCCGCCGGCCGCAGGGCCCGGGGTAAGCAGGCCATCAGGGCCCGGTAAAGGTCGATCCATGTGCCGGGCGACGCGAGCGGGATTGATCCTCGCACCGGAAACGACGGTAGCTATCCCGCATCACTTGTCCGACATCACCCGGGACGCCCGCGTTCGATGCCGCGAGTTCCACGGCGGTTGAAACTTGGCCGTCAGAGCCGCTTCTTCCGCCTTGTTGAGGAAGACGGTTTCTCCGAAAAGCTTGGTGGTTTCAGACTGGCGTACGTAAATATCCAGGCGCCTGCCGCCCGTCATCTCGTTCCAACGCTGCTGTGCCCTACGTTCTCGTCGATGCCGCTCGATATCCTTGTCGTATGGAGTACGGAGCCATTTGGCATACGAGAGGAGGCGGTTGCGGACAGAAGCACTCTCACCGACGTTGAACGCTGTGCCATCCAAGACCATGACGTATACGCCGGTTGACGTCTTGGGCTTGGTCTCCCAACAAAACTCACCGTCCTGAAATCTACCGATGTGCTCGAATCCAAACGCCCGAAGCACCTGCTCAGTTTCCGAGATGCCCGTTGCGCAGAATCTTGGTTCCGTCCCTTCAATATTCACCTTCAGCTCCGCGTCTTCGAGGGCGGATTCGCCCTCGGCGGGTACTACTACTACCGGTCGTGTCGCCAAAGTGTTGGAAACTAATCTCCCGCCGCACCCGCGAGGCCCTCGCCGCCGCGAAGGCCCGCGGCACCAGGCTCGGCAACCCCAATGGGGCCGCCGCGCTCCGGCGGGCCGGCAAGGGCGCGGAGGCGCTGCGGGCGGCCGTCACCGCCAACGCCGACGCCCACGCGAAAGCCCTCGCCCCGGTGATCACCGAGCTGCAGGCGCACGGCCAAACCACCCTCCGCGCCCTCGCAGCAGAACTGAACGCCCGCGGTATGCAGACCCGCCGCGGCGGAAGCTGGCACGTGTCGAGCGTCCGCAACCTGCTGACGCGGATCGAGCGGGTCGCCTGACCAGGACGCTGGCAGGTCTGT